TTCAATAGATAAAAAAATACTATCATAGGAAAATAAATATACCCAAAATTATAGCATTTTTACATTTAGAACCAAAATAATGCATTTTCATAGTTGTATGTAAAAATCCTATTTTATAGGGTATGAATTAGTTTTATTATATACTTATTTTCACTGACTTAAAGATACATAGTAAATTGTAAAAAAATTATATATTCTTGCTTAATATAAAACAATGGCATCTATCTCAACTAGTAATGTAACCTCCGGTTTTATTGATCTCGCTACCTTTGACGAGATTGAGAAGTACCTATATGGTGGCCCAGACGCTACCGCGTACTTTGTTCGTGAAACGCGCAAGTCTACCTGGTTTACCCAGGTTCCAGTTGTCCTCTCGCGGGCCTCTGGTTCCCCTGCATTTGGTCAGGAATGGGCAGTCAGCATCTCCCGTGCTGGTGACTACCTCCTCCAGACCTGGCTCCGTGCTGCTTTCCCCTCGGTCGCCCTTCTTACCAACAACTCAGCTGGTGTACATGGTCGTCTTCGGTGGACTCGTAACCTCATGCACAATCTCATCCGTGAGTGCTGTGTTACCTTCAATGACCTCGTCGCTGCTCGTTTTGATAACTACCACCTTGATTTCTGGGCGGCATTCACCGTCCCAGCTGGCAAGCAGGGTGGTTACGACAACATGATCGGTAACATCTTTGACCTAACCAGCCCTCACGCCTCTGGTGCAGATAACGCTATCCCTGCGGCAACCCTCAATCTTCCCCTCCCCTTCTTCTACGGTCGGGATTCGGGTGTCGCCCTCCCAACTGCGGCCCTCCCCTACAATGAAATGCGTATTAACTTCGCCTTCCGCGACTGGCCTGATCTCCTCATCTTTGATGACATCTCCAAGATCCAGGAGAAGCGTGCCAACATTGTTGTCGGTGCCCAGAACGATATCGCCTTGGCTCCAGTTCTTGGTGTTACTCAGGTGTGGGCTAACTACGCCATTGTCTCCAACGACGAGCGTAAGCGTATGGCCTGTGCTCCCCGCGATATGCTCATTGAGCAGGTCCAGACGGCTCCCCGTCAGACCTTCAATCCTAACAACAATGCTCAGCCTACCTACGATGTTCGTTTCTCCCACGCTATCAAGGTTCTCTTCTTCGCTGTCCGTAACCGCACCTGGCAATCGGAGTGGTCGACCTACACCACAGCGTCCCCAGTTGCTGGTTCTACCACGGTTGACTTCTTCCCCAGTGGCTTTGGCGATCCCATTCTCCAGACCTCCCTCGTGTACGAGAACACCAACCGTCTCGCGCAGATGGGCTCGGACTACTTCTCCCTCGTCAATCCCTACTTCCACGCCCCAGTCATCCCAAATGTCACCGGCTACCACAGCTACTCGTACTCGCTTGACTTCATCTGCCTCGACCCCATGGGCTCCACTAACTACGGTAAGCTCACGAACGTCTCAATTGCCCCAGAAGCCTCGCAAGCCGCGATTAATGCTGCTGCCGGTAGTGGTCATCTCGATTCTGGTGCTAACTTCCCTCAGCTCTACGAGTTCATCGTCACCGCTGTCAATAACAACATCATTCGTATCAGTGGAGGTGCTCTCGGATTTCCTGTGCTCTGAGAAAAATTTTTGTCTTTTTCTTGTTTATTTCTTATATTTCAAAATAAAATTGAAATATAAGAAAATAAGATTTTGAAACATACCTATAGGACATACTTTAGTTGTAAAATGGGTTATCATTAGAATATACAACTTCTACACCCCTAACACTCCTTGATCCAAGTGGTTGTTGAAATAAATTTTGTGACCACCCACCAGAGTCATCAGAGTCAGAGTCGTCAAGAGAGTCAAATATAGAGGGTATTATCCCTGGTTGATGCGCAAATGGATTATAACTATTATACTGTGGAATAGGGTCTAATAACCCATCTGGATCCATAACTTCTCTACGTGTCATGGGATCCAGAAATCGACCTCTTCCATCATTTTTTAATCTTTGGAGGGTACTCTTATTATAACAATGACCCTGAAGACATAGGGAATCATGTACATTTTCTGCAGTTATATTTTCCATAATTATAGGATTCTCCTTGCCAAGACAAACATTCCTGATCTGATTATAGTATCATCATTGGGACCACAACCATCATTTAAGTTATCATTTTGAACTGGAAAACCACTTCGTTTTCTAGAGGGCTTCCGTGATCGTGACTTCCTCTTTGGGGATTTACGCTTGAATTGAACCTTATTCCTGCACCGTCCAGTAGATCTATTCCTTACCTGGTTGAATTTACAAGGCTTACGGGATCGTGACTTTCGCTTAGATTGAAGCTTATTCCTACACCGTCCAGTAGAACGATTCCTCGTTTGATTGGATTTACAGGGCTTACGGGATCGTGACTTCCGCTTGGGGGATCTGGATTTCCTCTTGGGACTCCTTATACGTTTACATTTACCGTCAACACATACTACTTTCATTTTTCTATATTTTTAATATAGAAAATATACATATAGGACATACTTTAGTAGTAAAATTGTCCTCCCCTAATTACTGTAAGTCCTTGATGATATTTTTATAAAAATTATAATAAAAATTAGAATAACTAATGGTGCTATTATAAGAGCATAATTTAGTTTATTATGATGGGATGATGTATGTGGGGTAGGCGTGGGTGGGGTAGGCGTGGGATGAGGAGGGGGATGAGGAGGGGGAGGAGGAGGTGCAATACAACATGTTGGATTATTTATAACAGAGTATTTTCCTTTACATAAATAGGGACTACTTGATAGGGAAGCTGGATATTTATTATAACCAGGTTGATTTTTGGTAAAACTGCTAGTATACCAGAGAGAATTAAAAAAATTATCATAGTATGTTCTTAGGGTGGGGTCATTAAACATGATTGATGAACCATATACATAGTATAGGAAAGAGTCACTTGGGTGTTGAGAGGAGATTAATACATTTTGGTCACTTAGGTACATTTTTGTGTGGAGGGATGTTATATCTTCTAAAGTTCGTATTTCAAGGGTACCAGGACCTGTTAATGAGTTTATTAGGTTTTTATAGTTTAGTTTGTATTGTTGTGGAGGGTTTTTATTCCAGTTTAATCCTACATTTGTTACAATTTCTACTATTAGGCCATTTTTTACAGCGTTAATAATTAGAGATTTTAGTTTTGCAGTTATGGTATCATTAGACTGGTTATAGTCATCAATGTATAATTCCATGACTGATATTTTTACATATTCTTTAGCGTCTGTGAATACTTTAGTTATTAGGTTAATTTCAGTGTCAAAAATATCATACCATAATTCTGTCGGGGGGGATAATGCGATACAAAATCCCCCGGACATTTTTACTTGTTTAGCATTTCCTCCGATGGGTGTTGTGTTTGATAACATGGTAGTTGGACTATCATAGCATACTACGGTTTCATTATAATCTAGTTTAAAAGTGGAGTTACTTCCCACAGTGTAGAGATTGTTATTAAATTGTGTATTAAATTTTCCTGCATATCCGATGTTATTTAGGGTATTTTTTATGTATGTATAATTTTTTGTTTGTTTGGTTGTCATTTGAGTGGTTGTTGATAAACCTTGATAGTCGTCAATCATTAGTGCCCTAGATAATAGAGATTGAAATGCGATGGGGTTATTTGTGTAGTCACCATATACCCATAGTCCTATTTCGTCGTGTTGTGAGTCATAGAAGTTTGATGAACCGTAATATATAGCACATTTAGGGTTATTTTTGTCTAGGGATATCCAGTCACAAGCTTTTAGATGAATGAGGAAGTAATCAGTGGTATATATGGGTATACAAGTGTCTAGTGCTAGTATACTTTTTAGGTATTTTGTTCCGTCGTTTGTAAGTTGAAAAGCACCTTTATTGGTACAACCGTAGGGGTACTTACCATTTTTATTACACCAATTTTGTGGTATTAGGATGATTACGTAAACTCCATTTTGTGCTTTATTTTTTATTTCTGTAAATAAGTTATGCCAGTCATCAGAATATAAAGCTACGCTAGAGTATAGTATAATATCTCCAGATTTTGCATAACTTAAAAATCCATATGACTGAGTACGTGTACTACCATAAAGGGAAGTTGTTAATGTACTAGGATATATAGTTGTCATTTTATATAATACGTTATTTTATAATATAAAGGCTATAAAACGTAGCAATAAATGTCAACGTTTGAGATAGACCATGAAATAGATAGGCTTGTGGATAAGTTTGCTGAAGATCTGAAAGCTAGATTAAAGAAGGTTGTAATTCGTAGTGAGAAACAGATGATTAAAGAATATATTGCTAGTCAAAAACAGACTAGTCAAGTTGTAAAAGAATCAAAAAAAACAAAAGCAAAAACAAGTGATGGATATGCCCGAGAGAGAAGGTGCCAATCAAGTCCTAGGGAAAAGAAGAAAACTCAGCCTGTTTATGATTCATCAGGATCTGAATCTTATAGTGGTAGTTGTTCTGAATATAGTGACTAAATTATGTAGTATTTATACTATTGAAGTATAAATACAATCACCCTTTAGATTCCTCCATAGGATTCAGTGTAATCTGGGTTGTAGCGGGCGTGATGGAAGTCCCAATAGTCTTGACAACCAAATTTCCATCCATCGGGTACGACGGGGGCTTTCCAGTAGTATACACATTCTTGCCATGTGTTAGTTTGTGTGGCACCATGGATATAGAGGGCACAGTAGTCATCTGTTAGTTGATCCATGAGTTCACAGAAAGTGTTAAAGTCAGGGATGATGGAAGCATAATTTTTATAGAGTGCTTCGCGGTTTTTGAGGAGGGGTTCTCGAAGTATAAAAATTCCATCAACATTTGTTCTGATTACAGGTTTAACATCCATTGCATATTGGAGGGATAGGATATACATCATTTTCCAATGTCTTCCCTTTTTGTATAGGGCTTGTTGTAGGGGTTTATTAAAGATTTTAGGGTCGTCGGTGCAGTCGTCTAAAATCATGACAGCCCATGGATTAGTGAGATGGTTATGGGCTAATTTTTGTCGTTTGATGAATTCTTTAATTTTTTCTTCATCATATTCATTGAAAACAAATGTGCTAGGCATAATTTGTCTATAGGCATGGTTACTATCTTCTGATCCGCTCATTGCCATCCCCACTGGGAATATATGTTTTTTGGAGTGTAGGAGGGCTTTAATGAGTGTACTTTTTCCAGTATTTCTAACAACATCACAAGATCCCAATAGGAATCTGTGGTTACCATCTAGGGTAAAACCGTAATAATCTCCTTCACCTTTCTTTACTAGGGAGAATGGTGTTAAAAGGTTTTTAATTTTGTTTGTATGTTCCATGAATATAAAATTATTAGAAGGGATGTTGTTGAGGGGTCCACATATGACTACGCGATATTTTGTTATGACACCATCCCCCATGCTATGTTTACAGTTGTATTTTTTGCCAAAAAATCCTAGGGTCCTGGAGATATAAACAATATCATCTACAAGATTTTCATTATCATGGATGATTTCGTAAGTGTTATGTCTTGGGGTATAAATACCAGTAGCATCTATAATTCCTGCTAGAACTCCAAGACGGACATTCCTATTGTTAAATTTAAATTCTTCGGGAATAGATGAGCATACTAAATTTCGTAAATTTATTGTATCATTTTCATTGATATATTCATCATATTTAGAAATAAAATCAAGAAGTGCATCATCCACATCTATGTCAAATTGGTAACCTAGCCATAGTCCTAGAATATATGGATTAATTGAAGTTTGTTGAGTAGGAAAGTTTACTGGGTTTCTAAAGATTCCCCATTTCTTTTTCCATTTATCGTCCATATTTATGTAATCTTGTACAGATATTTCTATGGTATTATTTTGGGGATCCTTAATGTCTTTTAGTACTAGTTTATGTTCTTTGTTTACCACATAGGATTCAGCTTCTTCTACATTGTTTGGTATTACTTCAAACATGTCGCTGTTATTATGGCATAATTCTAGGACAGTTCGTGGGGTATTATCATCTCCCATGACAAGTTGTCCTACTTGTATGTTTTCTACATTACATAGTGTACCATCATACATCATAACTGGTGTACCAGGGGCAAAGCATCCTGGTTTACCTACGACAACAATTTTGCTTCCTCCGTTATAATTTGGGTCATTTGCCTTGGAAGATATGGGTGGTATAATATCAGGGTCTAGTTCTTTGATTTCAACTATACTCATTTTAGAGTGATAAAATGACCGTTTAAATAACTATCAAAATAACATATTTTGATAATATAAAGTTCTATGTCATTTATACTTATAAAGGGATTTAAGAGCACTACTATATGGAAAGCTTTTTTTCTTAATTCTTTAGTAGCAGCATTAGTTATAGTTATAGCTATTAGTGTAAAGAGTTATTTAGATCATTGGACTGTGATTAATTCGGATTATGATCCGTATGATTCTGATTACAAAGCAAAAAGAGAGACAAGTTTTAAGAGTATTATTGTGACTATAATTGTTACATTTTTGGCAAGTATGATAACCTATGTAGGAATGTATTATGCTGTAGGTTTTGGTGGTGGTATGATGGTATCACCAACAGATTAGATTTATATATTAAAGTAAAGGTGGATAACTTGGATCTTGTTTATAATTTGAATGTATTAATAGGGTATCATCCTTTTCTCTATATTTCTTTCGTCTTTCAACTACTTTCCATAATGAAATATTTGTTTCATTATATTTACATGTAGATATGCAATTACATTCTATACGATGTTTAAATAATTTTGGATTTGTAAAGATAGCATTTGGTATATTACATACGGTAGGTACATTAGTAGGATAGACAGGTACACCTGCAACTTTACTAGGTAATCTTCTTAATACAAAGGAGGTGTGAGTAAAAAATGCATTATTTATATATTTTCTTATATTCCTCATTTTTTATAAATGTAGTTATCTTTTTAGAGTAGAATAAGCTGATTTTGGAATTTTAAGTAATTTCTGTGGGGTATTAGATATAAGTGGAAGTGTTTCTTCTTCCTGGTTTTTGCTAGTGTATATGAGGACTCCTAAAGATACTATTAGTCCCGCAAGGAGAGAGTATAGACATACTAACGGTACATTGATTTGGGTTTTATCACCATTTACAATTTTTTGTACCCATATGGGTTTTGTGGTGTATAATACAACAACACATACTATAAATGTAATTGGTATACTGATAAGCGAATTACGCATAGCATTAGTTAAGTGCATATTGTCCTATTTTATACTATAAAAATAAGTATAAAATAAGTATAAAATATAAGAGTGAGGTTATTCATCTTCAAAAGCATGGGATTCCCATTCAACAAGTTCCTTACTTTTAACGTAAATGGATATTTTCCCTAGGGATCCCACGCTAGATCTAAACAATAATGGGAGATTGTTGTTAGCGGGAAAAATTTGCATAGTATTACCTAATCCTGCGAGTTTTGTGATCCTAGTAAGTTGATCAGTGGAGAAAGTAGCTGAATATTCCGTATTTTCATCATCAGAGTCTTCATCGTCTGAGTCTTCGTTTTCTCCAAAAGCTACTTTCCTCCTGAGGATTCCATCAGCGTCAGCTATGAATTCAATATGGAAATTTCTGGCAACAACATGGATATTAGTACTTCCGATGCTAGATAAGTCTTTACACATTTTCTGGAATTCTGCAGAAGGTACAATGACAGGTTTGTTATAACCAGAGGGTGTGTCAATATCTAGATTTTGGATAGTTTGGATTTTAATACTGGAAGTAGTTATTCTGGTATTTTCTTTTGGTATAGTTTTGATACCGAGTTCGTTTGAGTTTTCAGAGTTAATAAAAAGTTGGAGAGAGTCCTTTTTCTTAATAGATTTTAGCATTTTGTGGAAGTGATTTAGATTAAGACCTAAACAAAAAGGGTCGTTTAGTTTAAATTTGTACATGCTAAAATTTTCAGCTAGCATGTCTAGGTCTACTAGGGTTTTACGATGATGATCAAACATACGTAGGGATACTCCGTTTTCAGATACCTTGAAACATCCAGTTTTTAGGTTATTAGCTAGGAGTTCAGCCAACACCTTAACATGGTAGGCCTCTCCGGTTTTGCATTTAAAAGTAATCGTCATTTTTATATCAAAAATTACAACCTTAAACCAGTTAAAGCAAAAAATATATACTTAGAATAAATGGACGATATAGCATATTTAGAAAATCATGACTTTGATTCAAAGGGTAAATTATTAATTTCATCTAAGAGGCCTGTATTTGTATTTGTATATGCCTCGTGGTGCCCATATAGTATGGAAACTATCAAAACTTTTCAAGAGTTTTCTAAGGCTAATGAGGGTGTTGTATTGTGTGCGGCTATACAAGTGGATGGAGAGAGATATTCAGAGAGATTATTAGGTAAAAGGATAAAAAAAATTATGCCTGGAATAAGAGGTTATCCGGAATTTGTATTGTATAGGGATGGTTTATATTCTCAAGATCTTAAAAATCCTGTAGAAATAAAAGATCGTAATATTGATTCAATATATAATATATTTAAGAGTCTTAATAAATAGTTATTTAGTATAAATGTTGCAATTTAATGAACAAGATTTCCTCGTGTATGATATGGATACACGAGATCTTATAATAGATCGTCTAGCAGTATCATATAATACTATTCCACGATTTCTATATTTCACCACAGCACTACCTGAACCTCCAGGTATTTTATCCGGTAATTATACAGTCGTAAATGTGCTTGATGTAATAAAACAAAACTCTGACAGTTTGGAATTTTCTGACTTGTATGATAAAGTTGAAAAATATTTGGATGCTTCTCCACTCCATAGGGGTGGGGAAATGTTGAGGGCTGATGAAGTATATGAACTTTTTATAGTTTATAATACGGCATTGAAAGGTATAGGGAATGATATGATTGGTCATATCTTGATGGTGATTCAAAATAATATAAGTACAATGAGTTTTGATATTTCCATGCCAAATACAGATGATATCTGGAAAAACAGAAAACAAATAGAAAATAGACTAGATTCTGCTATACGAATCTTGACTAAACAAATTCATGAAAATGATGAAGCACAAAGCAAGTTACAACATGCAGTTATTATATCACATACACCATTTGAATTAGAACATACTTCATTTATATTAGAAATGTCTTTAACAGGTATGTCTATTATTGAGATATTTAATCTAATTCATGTTAATAAACATGTTCCTTTTGTGTCGTTGGGTGATTATTATAAGATTTTGAAAGATTTTGAACCCCATGATGACTGGTCTATAAGTTTACCTGATGCAATTGTACTTAAGGTATTACAGTTGAAAGATACTATGGTGAGAGGTGTTGATAAGGTATATATGACTTCCTCATATAATGATAGTATTATTTCTATAGAGGATGGTGTTATGAAAATAAATATGTTTTTGGATACCGCGGCGAGGAATATAAACCAGGATGAATATATACAAATAATTTATTCTATATTTCCAACTCTAAAAGATCTTAGGGTTATAAATAATGTAGAAAATAAGGTAAAAGGTGTATATTATTATCCTAAAACTACACTAAACAAATATGTAATTTCCGATCTTATTATGAATAATCCCCTATTTACCCCTGTTATGGCTGTAGATGAAAGTATTAAAGCAAGTAAAGACAAACAAAGTATCTATATTCACTTTAATAGTTCAAAGACTAAAATTGTGACTATAAATGTTACAGAAAAGGTAGCTGTTCGTGGCGATCCTATGCTTAGGGGTAAGGATATAGTAGAACAGTTTAAACAGGGTACACATTATTTACGAGTAAAAATAACACATGCAGATAATCAGATATTAGCCAATATATTTATGGATCTTTTTTCCAAGTATCTTTCCCTTTATGAGATGGAAAAAGATGATGTTATAAAAGAATACCAAAAATATATACCTAATTTTGGTAAAGAAACACTAGTTAATGAAGAAGATATTTACAGTATACCGAATGGTCTAAATAAAAAACAAAAAATGGATTACTGTAAAAAGAATAAATTATTATACGATGATCTATCAGAAAAATGTATAGATAAACTTACTTTGAAAAATTTAGCTCCTGAGGTATTTACAGAAGGGTATCCTCCCTTATGTAATGATAAACCTACTATTATATCTGATGATCTTATAGAAAAAGCCCGAGAAAAAGGATATAAGGTTATGACTTATCCCAAAAGCGAAGATGAGGGATTTTCGCAAAGAAACTATATTTGCAAAAAAGCAAGTGTGAAGTATCCTGGATTACGAGAGAATCCATTATCTAATAATTCTTTAATACCGTATCTTCCATGTTGTTATAAAAGTGATCATTCAAAAAAGCAGAGTGGTATATATCAATCTTATTACTATGACCAAGAATTACAAAAGAAAGATGATGATGTACGAAATCAGCAAGATTTCATAGTTACTAATAAATTTGTAGCCCGGGATAAGTTAGGTGCGTTACCAAATAATATATTACAAGTTTTACAAATGTTTACATCTTTTAATGATCCAACGAATGTCTTTTATAGAAAAGGTGTTTCTAATAGCAAAAGTAGCCTATTAGAGTGTGTGATAGAAGGTACTTTGGGTTCTACCTTAGATATAGATGATGAAGAAGAGAGATTGATATATCTATATGGAGAAAGGGATAAATTATCATCCCCTGATTTGATAGCGTCGGGAAAGCAAGAAATGTATGATTATACTAATCAAGAGATTAGTGATACTATAAATGATACAGATGTTTACTTGGATCCTAGTTTGTATGTAAGTATATTAGAAAACAGGTATGACTGTAATATCTATGTATTTACTAGGAGACAATGGCAAACTAATGCTACTTTGACTTTGCCTAGATTTACACAATCACTTTATAAAACTAAAAGACGATCAAAGAGTATCTTTATTTATCAGCATATGGGTAGTAAATCTGATCATGCTGCACAATATAGATGTGAATTAATAGTCAAAGGTGAAAAAGATAATTTAGACTATAGTATTCCATACGATTCACCTATATCTAGGGGTATTAAAGATATACAGAATAGACTACATAAATCATATGCTCTAAATAAAAATATTGTAACTGTAAATCCAATACAATTACCAAAGGGTCTAAAATACACTGAACAAGGTATAGATTCATATGGTAAATGTCGTATGTTACGATTAGACTATAAAAATCATAATATTACCCTGCTTACTACACCAATGCAACCTTTTGCTGTAAAAGAAGTAGAAGGATGGATTGTTACTAAAGTTAACTCTGATATTGCATTAAATTTTTTGAACAAATTGGATGCTCGTTTATACGGTCAACGTATAATAGACGGTATGACAGTCGCATATATAGCTAAAATTGATAGTGGTAATATAAAATTGACTATACCCATAGAAGAAGTAGTACCCAGAGATGATTTGGAATTTGTAGAAGGTGTGGGGTATCCTGAAATACAAGAATCTATTATGGATAAATATAACAAAAATAAGAAAATTGCTAGATATCTAGTTGAATATGCAGCATGGATGTATTCTGGATGGATTAATAAACATAATAGGAAAAACTCCCTAGATAGTATAATTTCATTTCAAAAAAGAAAACTTTCTGTAGAGGAAGACTATATATATCCTGATCAAATATCTAAAACTTTTTCACTTAATAGTAGTTTGATAAAGGATGGCAAATTAATAGTTTCTAATGAAGAGACCCTCAAACGTCTTATTTGGTCTTTGCGTTTAAAAAGTCATAATGAAACACTTATATTAGACTACCATAATAAAACTACAATCACAGATTTTTATGAAGATATTACAGACTTTGATCAGTATCAAAATCAAGTAATACTTCACGGTGAAAATTCTATAGAAAAATGGATACGTGATATTCACTCACAAGATAGATTTTTGAGGAATTCACCAGATCAAGGTTCTATTAAACCGTATTTTTTCCATAACAATTTAGTTTCCTCAAATATTTTTCTAGCACAAAATACATCAAGTATAGAAAAAGCAATAACTGTATATAACACATGGATTCAAAGTTCCCATAATCCTGGATATGATGTAGAACCCACAACGACTTCTAATTTCACTCTTTATTCTTTTCGCTCTACGAATAAGATAGTAAAATATAAATATGGTAATGGGGGTCCTAAAATTCTTGGTTATAAGGTTAAGTCCTATCATGACGAAGATGATGAAGATGATGAAGAGGGGGAACTTGTATCTGAATTTACAGCATTATTACCCTTATAATTTTTATATTATAATAATAAATAATTACTTCATATGTTCAACAAAATATGGTTCCTATAAATAATAATATTCCTAATGATTCACACTATCCTATGTCTAATAAACAGGGAATATGGAAAAATAAAAAAGGATATACTGGTGGTAATACAGTAAGTTCAGATGCATGTGTATATAATGATGATTATAATATATACAGAATAAATTGTAAAGATGGTACTAATGGGGATCCACCAGATGGAATAACAGAAAACCAAGGCGGTTTTAGATGTAGTTTACCTCATCAATGCAATCCTGGTGCACCACCACCTATTGCATCTAGTGCAAATTGTTGTTCAGATGATTCTACACCCATATTAGCACAAGGTGGGGTCCTCAATAGTGTGATCCTCCAAATAATAATAAAGTAAAATGTGCTGTTTCTGGCACAACTAGAACTGGAAATGCAACTGGTCATATTGGTTGGGAAGGAGATGGTCCACAAAACTCAGGATTATATAGGGGTATCCTATCAAATCCAGGATTAGAATCAAAAGAACTTGGTTCTGGTTCAGGAACTGGTAATTGGTCTTCTACACATATTAATTGGGTACCATGCAAATCTTGGGATACTTCTTCTGCATATGGGACAGAGGGTGGTTCTGCTTCTGGTGTTTTATGGAATAATAAGGCATAGGGTGGTCATTATACAACTGGATGGTGGGGAACGTCTCCAGATTGGTCAGGGTATAAGGCAAATGGCAATATGTGTGGTATTAGTGGTAGTCCTCTAAGTACTGATCAGAATAATTTCACTTCTGATTTTGGGGGACTGCTTTATTTCTTCCATAGTATATAGGGTTAAATCCATATGTATGCAATAGCAAGGATCAAAATAGGACAAATTCTGGAGATGGAAAATATAAAAGTTATTCTACTGTAAAAAACTCCCCTGGGAAGTGTTGGTTTTAATCCTAATGATGAAGCCATAATTGGGGGAAATCTTAAACAAGTAGATTGGGCTATATCACTAGTAAAACAACCAAGTATGGCTTCCCAAAGTGGTTCTTCACGAAAACCAGTTGGATCTTGGGGTACTGGAAAGAGTATAAATACAAATGGAATGGTAAAATGTAAGTATTCTATCCCAGAAGATAAGAAAGCTACACAAAATATGTTAGATATGTGGATGTCTATATATGCTCCAGAAGGAAAAATTGTGGAACCCCCTAGTTCTTTAAAACTAGGCGATAGCCCAAATGCTGATGCATATAAACAATTAGCATCTAAGGCTTGTGAACCATGTTCTTCTGCTTATAATGGTACATCTTGTGGTATCTATTGTAAACTTGGAGATGATAAATTACAGGATACAAGTGTTACTGATAAAAAGAATGATAAAAAACATATTAATATGTTTCTTGTTATATTTCTAATTTTTATTTCAACTATACTTTTCATGGTTGGTGTAAAAAATAAAAAATATAAGGTATATTTTATGTTTACAGCTGTAATTTTGTACATATTAACGATAATATTAGTTGTAAGAAAGTAAACAGAATATTATACGAGATAAATTTCTATACTATCGTAGTATAGAAATTCTAAATTTATGTAGTTTAATTTGTTCAAGTTGAGACTGATGAATACCAATCTTGTATACCTGTGGGTACGCAAATGGGATAACTACCAACATCTGTAACAATTTTAGTTGTACCACTAGGGCAATTGCAAAATGATGCATCTGGAGCTTTACCAGATGCAATTGTCCATGTGAACGCCTTGTCTGCTTTGTTCGTAGTGGGTTCTGGACCCATACATATACCTGGGTTAATAGCAGCACAGTCTTTTGTCGCTGCATAGGCTGGGTAGGCACATAGACAGTCCCACCCCATTGTAGGTACACCACTCCATCCAGCCCAAGTGTTAATACCCCCATATGTAGTATCACAAGAGGGTGTTGCATTTTTAGGGGTGCAAACAGATTGTGATTGATATGTATTTTGTCCCTTTGGTACAGAGATTGTTGTACAGCCCATTTCTATTCCATTGTATTGTTCACTACATGTTTCTTGACAGTCAGTATCGTTTACACACGTAGTTAAATCTCTAGTACATGATTTTTTTACTCCTTTACTTATGGTAGATATTTTCACAGGGGCTGGTATGGGTCTATAAGTTATTCCCCAGATGAATATTTCCACAAGTACAATAGATAATATTATAGTTATTATAAATCCTATATTTATCATTTATTATAGGTAACATATAAATGATCATCTCTATAATTATAATCATATTGGGCGTAGCTACGGCATACATTCTATACAAAAGCGTAGTAGAACCCCATGTACTTAGACCCATGTGTCTTGTAGACACAGCAGGGTGTATACAGATAGGGTATTATTCATATAAGAATTCAGTATTGGGACATATGCAACCTGAGGGATACTGGTTTTGGTTTAACGGCGAGTCTGCTTATGTTTTTAATCCCGAGACAACTGGTTTATCGTGTAAGGAGGATAAGGATGGTATAACATATTCTCCAGCATATAAAGTTAATCCAGTCCTAGGTGTCACACGTAGTTTTGAGTGTATACAGACTATAGATGAACTAAAAGAATTCTACACAGGTAAAAATGTGAGGTTTGAGTATCTTTATCATAGGGTACCGATGGATACATTAGGTGTTCAGACTAAGAAGGGTAAATCAGATAAGATCATAAAGAAGTTTGATATATATGATGCACTGAACCTAATGGCTCAGAAAAATATAATAAATATATCTAATATAAAATAGATGAAGTTAAATAAGTATCAAATACTTGGAATAGTTATATTTTTTATACTATTATCAGTTATATTATGGGCTCATTTTCATTCTCAAGGAGGTGGTAATGGTCCTATATATAAAGAAGGTTGTAAAAAAGATTCTGATTGTCCCAGTAATCAAGAATGCAAGTTTGACGCTGACTATAAGATGAGAATGTGCATAAATAAAGATCAGCGTCTATGTACTTTAGATGATTCATCTGATCTACTGGAGTGTGATCTGGATGTAAAAGATAGTTGTAATATGTGTATTAATCAACCACAATGGGCATGTAAACATATACCAAATACAGAAGTAACAATAACAAAAGCGGGTTCTGGTTATACTACAACTTCTGTATCATCTGTAAGCGGTGGTAGTGGAAAGGGAATGACTGTGTCATATACTGCAGACCCAAAAACGGGGGCTGTATCAGATGTAAAAGTAACTAATATGGGTAGTCAGTACAAGATTGGAGATAATTTGACCATAATTGATCCCCAAAAGAAGGGAAAAGACGCAACCCTATCTTTGACTAAACTGGGTAAGGTTTATAAGTGGAAACAAGGTAAAAATACTACTGTGGTACCACCAAATACTGATGATAAAAAGGGATGGTGTTTACCAGATATGGATACAACACAGGTAAAATGTAACCAGTTTACGGGAGATATCATTCTAGTTAAGGATGATATCGGCGGGGGGTATAAGTGGAGTTGTTACTGTCCTAATCCAGACATGTTTAGTAACGAATTAGGAGGGGACTGTAATATAGAACATATATGTGGAAAAGACCAGAATAAAGGGGAGTTGTATGTACTCCGTGATGATGGAAAGGAGTGTACGGCTAATGATCAGTGTACAAATGGGTATTGTTGTCTTCCAGATACAGGGGGTGGAACATGTTCAGATACAGATAAAGTCCCTGATGGGGTAAAAAAGCATTGTTATATAAAGTGGTCAGAACAGCCTAATACAGATCCACGGGATGGTAGGTGTATTTGTAACGATGGTTTGAAATATGTAGGTAACGAACAAGGTGGAAATTTATACTCTAAACTATGCGTAAACGATAGCTGTCAACCAGGGGGGAAAAGGGATGGTGATGTATGTGACTGTGGGGATGGTTATATTGGCTGTCCACAGGATATACACGTAAACCAACAAGGTCGTAAAGATAAATGTAAAGATACACCCATGTGTCTCCCTGACCCATGTAAACCATATGGACATTATGACAGGACGAATCAAATATGTGTCTGTACAAAACCAGATACAGCTCCCATTTTAGATCAAAGTAGTCCTGTGGGGTATTCATGTGTTAAACTATGCGAGAATAATGGACCTTGTGGGACGGGGAGTCTGAAAAGGGGAGACTGTGTAGTTACTGGATCTGGAATAAAGTCAGGAGAAGCATGTGAGAATTGTATTTGTCCATGGTGTAACAGTGGAGATAAAGACTGTGATCCACATACAGATACAAAATTATGTAATGCATTAAAAGTAAAGAGAAATTTAATTAGAGGTGATGATTGTACAAAGCCTGGTAATAATGGTTGTTGTAGTGGTAATTGTAAATACTGTTTTAATCCAACTATATATATAAAACAGTGTGATACATGTGATTAACCGTTTCCACATTTACTACCACATACTTCCCAAGACACAGGCCAGCTACCACACAATGCATTTTTACCAGAAATTTTACCACTAACACAGTCTTTTGCCGATGTATGTTTTCTACTTATTATTGTACAGGAATCACTAACTTCTATAGCATCACTATTAAGTACAAAACCATCTGGATATACAACATCTTGACAATATTGCCCTCCCATATGAAGATTTGTAAATTTTTTACGTTTAGAACTACAATCTTTTTGAGTCGGATTCGGTTGTAATTTTTTTGTACAATCACATTTTATATATTTTGGTTTTGAATTTATATCCAGTGAACACTCTCCGCCATTACATGGATCCCCTTTACAATAGTCATAACATTCTAAACCTGTTAGATTATCTGGATCTATGCATTGACACCAACCATTGTCACATTTTCCATCCAAACCACAATCACTATTTGCACTACATTGACTACCTTTACCGATCGCTGCCCTGTTCATTTTTGTACTTGTACAGTGTCTTTGATCCCACCCTCCACCTAATGTAGTACAATCACAGCCGTAATTACCCTTATCATCATTTTTCCACTTACCACCCCCTGGACATAGTTGACTATTAGTAGCGCATAGTCCTTTATCTGTACCAGCAGGGATGACGAAGCCGTGTTCCTGACAGTCACATTTACAATCAGTATCAGTGCATGTAGCCCCTGGATAGGCATAGTCAGATTCCTTCCAGCACCTATCTACATGACACCTATAGGGATCGTTAGGTAAATTTACATGTGAATATTTATCTGTTGAAGTACCATCACATGCACACTTAAACCATGGATTACCTGTAATAGGGTCAAAAGAATAAGGGTTTATGCTTAGTATACTATCCATTGTATCAATAGGGCATCTACCATCTCCTGGACAGTCACTACCATCTGGACATTTATCACCCGCTTTACAGGTTGTGGTGTTCAGGGTCCACTGTTTCCCCTGTAATTCAGCTGAGGCGTCGCTTGTACCGGTTAGGTTTCCGATAGATACACCGTTAGAATCTGTACACACTAGGGGAGTACGACAATCATCACCCCTATAGAGGTCTGGATATAGACATTCACATTTCCATTCTTGCTGTTTTGTTTCATTATTAGTAGTCCATAACCATTTTCCAGTATAAGCCCCACATTCACTTGGAGATTTATTATTTTTAGGTAAACACCATTTACCCTTTGAAACTTTGATATTATTTAGTTCATATTGTCCGTCTCGTTCTACCTCTGTACACGTGAATGTATCTTCACCACAAGCAGAACATTTTCCTTCTGCATCACAGGGTGTAAGTGTCTCCGTACAAGATCCCTGACCAGTTTGAGCATCTGGAAGGGTTGTTGGTGAGATATTTGGGTAGGGGTCGTAGTTATACTGTGGTTGGTCTTCGGGTTTTATCATCCCATAGAAGGAGAATATAACTAGACATATAATTACAACAACCACAAAAGCAAATATCTTTCTATCAAGATCTTGTTTTAATAAGGTCATATTTATACTATATCATTATTTTTCTATACTAATATAGTATAGAAATAATTGTATATAAGTTTGTTGATTATCTTTAGAAATTTGATAAATGAACTAATTAGGCTTTATATATTGCTTGAACAAGTATAAGGT